TCAAATAATATGGAAGTTATTTATGCTATTAAAACACCAAATGTTACTGAAATAACTGACGATAACTTAATAAATCAATTAGAAGAATTAGCTAAAGCAAGAAGTTTTGACGAACAAACTAATATCTCACAATTAAGCGAACAATTACCGTTTGACTTAACTGTTGATATAAAATCATTATAGGTTTAGTCGATTTACTTAATAATCGAATTTGTGGTTAGTAGGTGGGGCACACCAATCAAAAGGCAAACACTGGTCGGCTATAAATTGCACTTTCTCTAGAGGAGGAAAAAATATGGTTAAGATTGAAAAATACTTAACAAACAAAGATATCACATTGACGAATGACGATATCGACACTGAAAGACTTATCAAAGATTTACAAAACGGAATGATAAGTGAAAGTGAAGCGAACACTAGAATTGAAAACGCGAAAAAAGAATGGGAAAAGGAAAGCACTGGTCGTTATAGTGAATTAGAAACTAGATACAATGATCTAGAAAAACGTAATAGTGACTTAACTACAAATAACGCACAACTTAAATTAGAAAATGTAATGACACGTGCAGGATTTAAACAAGACGATTTCAAAGAAGTTTCACAAATGAGAGCAACATTATTTGCTAATGAAAAGGACGACGAGGTGGCAATCTCTGGAATTAAAGAAAAGTTTAAAAGTACATATTTCCCAGAAGAAAACAAAACACCTTTTACACCAGCACCAAATGAAGCAGGGGTAAAAGGAAATGGGGACGGAGTTAAGAAAGAGCCTATCGAAATAAATCGTAATACTTCTTTCAAAAACTTCATTACAATAACAAAATAAAAAATAAAGAAAAAAGAAAAGAGGATTAAAAATTATGAATTTTTCACAAATCAATTTAGATTTACAATCAACAATGAAAAAGATTTATGCTTCATTATTATATCGTTCTAGTTCTTTAATGTTTGCTAATAGAAGATATATGGAAGCAGCAAGAACTGAAACACCTATTATTGAAGTAGTAAAGGCTTTACCTACTGCAATTAACAAAAGAAATGGAATTGAATTAGCAAACGCTTCTGGTGTTGCTACACCTGTAAATCCTACATTAGCAACTTATGAAAGTGTTAAAGTAGATTTAACTGAATTAAAATTAGACTACTCATTTATGGTTTCACCAATTGCTATGGGAAGTGGATTAGTTGGTGCTATTGACGACCAATTAGACTTAAAAGACGCAGCAATTGCTACTGAAATTGATAAATTCAACTATGGTAAAATGGCTAAAACTATCGTTGGTTCAACTGACGGTTCAATGGCTTATACAAAAGGTCAAGTAATCGTTTGGAACCCAGCTGACGGCCAAGAAATCGTAGACGAAGTAAACGTATTAAAAGCATTACTATTCAATAGAAATGTTTATGACGGCTATATTTGTGGATTAAAAGCAATTGCTTATGCTTATTTAGTATCATCATTAACTGCTGTATTAAAATATGAAACAAGAGTTGGTGTTGAAAGTGTAGATATGGGACAAGTTGCTGACGCATACGGAGTTCAATTTATTCAAATTAACGACAACGTATTAGAAAACGGCGAAGTTGGTTACTTTGGAAACGAAGTTGCATTTGTAGCAGATATTTTCTTCTCTGCATTCAACACATTCAATAACTACCCTGGATTACCTGGTTACTTTGTATGTGAGGGTAATATCTTCGCTGGTAGTGAAGTAATTAGACCTGAAGCACTTATTAAATTAGTTGCTAGTGTTCCAGAAGTAACTGCTGGTACATTTGATAACGGAACTGCTGGAAGTTCTTATACTCAAACTACTGCATTTAGCGGAACAGGAAGTGTTAAATTTGAAGCTGTTGGATTACCTGCTGGTTTATCATTAAATGCTTCAACTGGTGCTGTAACAGGAACTCCAACAACTGCTGGATCATATGACGTTAAAGTTTACGGAATTGACGCAAACGGAAACTACTCAAATGCTTACGCAGGAACTATTACAATTGCTTAATAAAAGGAAGTGAGAATATATGAAATTCTTTACACTAGAAGAATTTAAACAAAAATATACAGATTATTCTAGTATAGAAATACCAACTTACTACATAGAGGCTAGTTGTGAAATGATATTCTCACAAATAGGAAGAATATATAGGGACGCAAGTTGGAACGAAACAAACGTCCCTATTTCCATAAAAAATGCTTCTATGGAACAATTAAGATTTATGTTGGAACACGATATACCATTTGTTGATAGCCAAGACATTAAGGCAGGAAGTATGGAAGCACACTTAAAAAGTGATTATAGTACACTTGCTATGAGAATGTTGGCAAATCGTGGTTATCTATATAGGGGCAATCCTTTAAATACTAATATGGCTTTAAACATTCCATTTGGGGAGTAATTATGATATTAGTTAATAGTCAATTAGCAACATTAAGACAATTTAATCGTACAGACGATAACCAATACTTTGACGACCAAAACTATAAAGATATATCAATAAAGGTTGTTCCTTATGACGTAGATGATTTGATTAAATTTGGAATATACACAATTCCAGAAGCAAAAGGCTTCTTTATGGTTAATCGAAACGTAGACGTTAGAAAAGGCGACCAAATAATATTTAAAGGTAAATTCTTAAATAAGAATATAGAATTGGTTGATAAGAAACTTACGGTTATTGAAGTAAAAGATAGTTGGATTTTTAATAGACTAGAAAATCAAATAGTAATAGTAAAATAAGACGAACACTTGTTTGATATGATTAAAGTTGATACTGATTTCAAATTAAATCCTAGTTTAAAATCTAGTCTTGAAAAATTCAACGATAAAGTAATATACAATTGTGCTTATAAAACACTTAATTATTCAATACCTATTATTCCATTGAGTAATAGACCAAACACCGAGAAATTAAGATTAAGTACAGTTGCTTATGGAGTAAAAGGAGGTAATGGCGAATATGAAATTGGCTCGCCTACTTCCTATGCTTCACGTGTTTACAAAATGGACGACCATACTACTAATTGGACAACAGGTGGTACACATTCACAATGGTTTGAAAAAACGTGGAAAGAAAAGCAACAAATGATATTACAATCGGCAATAACTGAAAGCAAAATTGGAGGATTATAAAATGGACGATATTACAAGAAAACAACTTATACTAATTGATTTTTTAAAACAATATATAAATACAAACGATTGGAAATTTAAAGCTGAATATTCAACAAATGATAATGATACAAAAGTTGTTGTAGTTCAAGAACAAACAGGTCAAAAACAAGTATTGTTTAATGAAGAAAAGATTTATAACTATTATCAAATACAAATCTTTGGCGAAAGCATACAAGAACAAAAGAACTTATCATTAGTAATGAATGATCTTATAGGAACAAACAACTATATAGAAAAGACCGTTAATGGTAAAAAAGAAACGTGGCAAATCTTAATTAAACAATTCAGTAATTTCCAACCAATAGAATATTACGATATTCGTAGAGTTGGTTATTCTGGAATTATGTTATGTATAATAAATAAAATAAAGGAGGATTTAACATAATATGTGGTTTTTAAATAATAGAGAAATAATCAAAGATTTAGCAATTAACACAGGAACAAGTGATACACCTGTATATACTACTATGTGTTGCACTAGCGAGGTTGAAGTTACTTCTGATTTCGAAACAAAAGACTTCTACACTTTCTGTAATGCTTTACAACATTCAGTTGTCACTGGTGCTGCTGTTGGATTAAATACAACTGTTAAATTAGATATTAACAATGCTGCAGTTAAAGAAATTATATCAAAAGTTCATACACTTTTAGCAAGTGGCGAAGTAGCACAATTTAACAATCAAAAAATCCAATACAAACTAATCACTGGCGAAAGTTCTGGTGTATTAACTTATACTACTTACACAGTAGACGCAACACTTATCTTTAGTGATTTAGGTGGTGCAGCAGAAGACGAGGGCGAATTTGGATTAGAAATCAAATTCAATGGCGTTTCAACTGCAAGTGTATAGTAATTACCTTATGGGGTGGGGGTATAATACCCTTACCCTTTTTTATTAAAT